AATGCAGAAGCAACGTCTGCAGAGCAAAGGATGATGTTACCCTTTCCACGACGAGTTCTTTGAGCGATTGCGTTAGCATCTCTCTCGATCTGGAATAGAAGTCCTTTGAACTTCTCAACAGACCAACGACCATTTGAGTCAACATCTAGGTCGAATACACCAGCAGTAGCGGTGTTTTGTACAGCACCCTGTTCAGCAACCTTGTAGATAGTTCTGATAACTTCTCTGTTAATCTCAGCAAGTATCTCAGTACTAAGGATGTTAGCAAGTTCTGCTTCTGCATTAAGACCGTGGATTGCCTTAAGGTCTTGAGCAAGCTCTAGTGAGTACTCAGCCTTTAACGCACGAGACTTAGCAGTAACAGTGACCTTCTCGATTGAGAATGCCATCTGGTTGAACGCCTTGTCACCAGTGCCGTGAAGATTCTCAGAATCTCCAGTCTTCATACCCTGACCAACGTTGTATGGTGAAGGATCTGAAGTAGCAGTACCAACTGGGTTAAGTACAGATGGGTTGTTACCAGACTGTACAGTAGTACCCATACCAACTCCACCGTCAGTGGCAGAGTCAAGGTCATATCCTGCATCCTGTCCTGAGAATGCTGAATCTGGTTCGTTGTAGAATGCTTCTGTGCTTTCCTGACCACCGCCACCACCAGACATGGCGTTGTACTTGGATCTCATCGCAAAGATAAGTCCAGTAGGTCCAGACATTGGTTGAACACCTGCTAGGTCATATGCGACCAAGTTAGGCATTGAACGACGAATAAGACTGATTAGAACGGGGTCGAAACCAGCTTGTGGACCAGCAGCGTTAGCATCACTACCAAAACCACCTTGAGCACCTGCGGCGTTTGCGTGGTTAGTAGGAACTGCTTCGTTGAGCATACCACTTTCACCGAAAGCAGTAGATTCTCTTAAAAATTTTTCTTGGTTTTCTAGCAGGACGGCCGTTACGGCTCTACGATGGGGATCTTTAATTTCTTCGCAACCTTCATGGTTAAGAAGAGGGGCCCACTTTTCCTGCAACTGTTCTGATTGGAACATTTGCTTGTTACCTATAAGTGTTTAGTTTGTTTAATATTAAATTCAGTTTACTACTTGAATGCTGAAAGAGTCTTAAGGTAAGATGCCATTGATCCAGAATGAGTTTCTGGTGCTGCAGCTTCGCCTTCTGTTAGTGTTTCAGTCTTTCTAGCAGTTGAAGTATTTGAAGTGAAATAAGATTCCTTCAATGTCTCCAGTTTGTCACGATAAGTTTCCTCACTTTCAAACTCTACACTTTCAGCAAGTGAAGCGAGCTTTTCTTTCTGAGTAGCAGCAAGGCCACCAGAAACAGATTCAAGGATACTGTCAGCAACAGACTCAGCGAGTCTCTTGTTAAGTCCAATATTCTTCTCTATTTGCTCATTGAGTTTGGATTCCATATCATCTAGTTTTTCTACCATGCTTTCTAGCACATCATATTTATCGTCAGGGATTGATACATAATTATCTTCAAAAAGACTTCTCATTCCAGAAAGGAATGATTCAGTCAATTCTGTTTTGAGTCCATGTTCAATGGCGAGGGCATTTTCTTCCATCCACTCGTCAGAGACATACTCAAGATAAGAGTCTACACGTTCTTGAAGTGCTTCTTTTTCTTCAGCAACTTCTTCAGCAAGTCTTGCCTCGTGCTCCTCTTCGATAGTAGCACGGATTTCTGCTACTTTTGAGTTAATAGCAGCTTCAAAGATTGTCTTTGCTTTTGCCTTAAACTCTTCGGTGAGTTCCTCACCACCTAGAAGTGCATTGACATCATCTTCCATGTCATACTCTTCTACTGCTGTTTCTTGTTCAGCAACTACTTCATCAGTAGAAACTTCATCTTCAGCAACCACATCACCTTGGATCTCTTCTTCCTCTTTAAATTTCTTTGCAGTAGGCATTGCTTGATCTCCAGGTGCTGCGTTTTTGTTAACTACATCCTTAACCTGCTTAAGGGTTCCACCAGCAGTTTTAAGTTTCGCAGAATCGTTAGTGGGACTGTAGTTTTCAGGAGTTGGTCCTCCCAAATCCTCAAAAGGTGGTGTATTGCCAGGTGTCTTTACACCCGATGCATTACTACCTTCTTTTGGAAGTGCCATATCCCCAGCTGCTGCGTTTGCGTTAACAGCAGTCTTGGATTGGGTTACGTCTTCTTCCATTCTTTGTAATTTTGTGCCACGAGACATTTGTAAACTCTCCGATTCCTGTAATTAAACCTATATTTATTTAGAAGTTTTANATNTTTGATAAGAAATNATTAAATAACGAGAGTTTTTNCTCGTCTAATGCTTTCTGATCAACNANTGTATTNATGGTTTTNTAGGTNTTATGTGCNAACTTCTCACGCAAANTACCNCCATCCCATACCCANTCCTTACCTTCCATAATTCCCTCAACAAATGCATCGGGAGCAGAAGGATCAGCAACGATNTCAGCAGCAGTTGCCAACATAAAGTCATCACCAACAATATTTACACCTTCACGGGTTGGTTTCAATGAACCAATACCACGAGATGAAACACCAAGTTTTACTCCTTCCTCAACGAGAGAAGAAGCAATCTTACCCATTGGTGTGCCAAGGATCTTAGCTTTACCAATAAAGTTAGAACCACTTTCTTTAAGTGATACTATTTTATGAGAAACTCTGTCAAGATTTACAGTGGGAGTATCGGGGTGACCCAATTCTCCAAGTGCTCTTCCCGATTGAACGTGATTCTCATTATAACGTCCAACTTCTTTACGAAGAGTTTCCATCGGATACATTCTACCATTACGGTTTTTAATGTTTCCTTGAAGGAATACCCCTTCGATATACATAGATTTCTTGCCGTTGCGATTTTCAACGAGAAATTCTACACTTTCGATTTCTTCTCTAATGAGTTTCATCAGGCATCCCCTGTAGTTTGAACTTGGATAATATTAATATTACCAGCAGCACCATCAGTTCTTGCTGCTAGTCTTCCTGCTGAATATAAAACAGTATCAGCACGACCATTACTTGCAGTCCATGCTGTAGAAACACCAGTAGTAATAGCATCCACCGTTACCTTAGTCTGGAAATCTCCATCAGGGCCCTGACTGTTATCAATGGCACTTACTAGTGCTACAAAATTATATTGATTAACAATATCTCCATTAGAGGAGGTTATTGGACAAACTAACTGCACCACGTTTCCAACGTTAAATGGCATCGTCTGGCCTTCAGGACAAGTAAGAACTGTACTAGCACCAATAGTAATTCCAACAACTTTTTGAGAATATCTGGACATCGCAAGAGTCTCAGATGTTCCATCAGGAATATAGTAACTACCTGCATCAGCAGTAACAGTTCGTGCAGTTTGAGAAAAAGCAACATGTGCTCCTGCACCTCTAGGAGTTATTCTCAAATATGGAGTTTTTATTGCAAACGAAGTAGTCATTCCTGACGTTACCGTCGCCGCAAAAGAAATACCCGTTCCAACTATCGGACTATGTGCCATTATTCTTTAAAATCCATTTAATGTTATTTAGTATACTTGAGCAGTAGATTGTTGTGCATCATCTTCTATCTCAGTTTCAGCTTCTGCTTCAACTTCTATTTCAGATTCTGCTTCTACTTCATCATCATCAATTTCATCTTCAACTTCCTGATTACCAAAAAGAGAATTAGCCACGATAGGTCGAGCAGTCTCAACCTTTTCAGCTGACTTAGCATAAAGAATATCTTTCAATTTATCACTGATCTGAGCTGGACTTTCATCCGACACAATCATATCCAGTAATTCATCCATTTTAAGTATGTTCAAATGTTAACTAGTTGTATTTATATTTCTCCACCCTTAGGTGTTTGATTTATATTAGATTTAGTAACAGCACTATCTACGGCGGTTGATCTTAGATCCGCATCTGCAGTGTCTACTCCTGGTTCTTCCTCAGGAAATGGCATTGGTCTTAATCCCCCACTACCTTCTGGATCTAACATCATATCTTCAGGATTAGGAATAACTCCATCTGCAATTTCCTTTTCAATTTGATCATCCTGCTCCTCAATTTCTACATCAGTTTGACGCAGAACATTACGTCTAACCCAATCATTAGAATAATATTTACCAATATAAGGTTCTGTTGCTGTAAGAAGAGCTAATCTTTCTGTTTGCAACTCTGCTTCTTTTAATTCAGTGAAGTGATTATCATATAAGAAATCATACTGAATATGTTCCTCCATTACATTCCAATCTTCTGGAGTAATAACATTCTTAAGGAGCAATTGTGTTTTTAGCATGTCACTGAACATTGCTGAGAATCTCTTTCTCAAACGTCCAACAAACTTACTAAATTTAACTTCATCACGAAGTATCTCAGAAGATCTTCCAAGGTTAAATCCACCATCTCCTTCTATTCTAGAGATAGGAACATTTAACGCCTTGTACAATTTCTTCTTGAAGTATTCGATGTCCGTGATTTCTCCAAGATTCTGTCCTCCAGGAAGAGTAGAAATTTCAGTTCCACGACCTCCTTCCCTTCTAGGGAGCCAGAAATCTTCAAGCATTGCCATGTACTTCTTGTCATCTCGAACCTCTCCAGTAGATGCGTCGTATACAAGTTTGTTACGATATCTCATCATCACG